ATGTCTCTGCTGACGGATTGCCACCACCAAAAGATATAATATCCTTGCTTGCTCCTAACTTAAAAAGTTCTCGTATCATCGAACCATGTACACCTGATAAACGATTAGAAATCTCGTATTCCATATATATATTTCCTCCTTCAAATACTTGCTAATGTAAAAAAGGGGCCAGAATCCCCTAAAGATTTCCGGCTCCTTTGCCTTTGATAATGGTATCATAACCCCATTTGTCATTCCTGTAAAATAAATGTTGGTTATTAAATCATAAATCGTAGTAATAGTTATTCTTTTCAAATATTATAAAATTATCAGATAACTTTTCACTTATCCCAGCTTCCCTCTTTTCTTAAGATATACGAATGCGGCAGCGCATATCACAACCGATAACACTGAACCTGCCGGTGCAGCAAGTCCCCTGTGGTTGGCAATCATCGTTATTATAATGAACGCAATCTGAATACAACCATCCTGTATTGCAACCGGAATTAGTATTCCAAGTCGCCATAAACAATTATTTTTGTCAACCTGCGTCGCCCAAGTCGCCAATATTTCACTTTCCACGTCGCCAATAATTAAATATGGCGACTTGAGGGCAGCGTGCAGCTATTTTTGCACCAAATTCAGAAAATGAGCTAAAAAAGAGACTCATACCAAAAATGATATGAGTCTCCAAAAAGCCTATAAAATCAAGCTTTCTATTTAGAATTTGCCCTCATCAGAAGCCTGCTCAACATAAACTGTAGCCCCGCTATTTACTAGGTTTACAAGCCCTTTTGCGTGTTACGTGCCTATTACCCAGCCGCAGCGGTGCTATTCTGTACTTACTCGCTAAGCTGTCCTCGCAGCGTTATAAGTGCCTCTCTAACGCTCTCTGCATTAATAGCCTCTTGACACTTTCCGCGCTCTCTCGTGCGCTCTACGTCCTCTTTAAAGAACGGGCACAAATCGCAGCCGCCTACAATCTGGCAAGCTGCATTTGCTGTTATAATCTGCTGCGCTTCGATTTCTCCCATAACTGTAGCTGCCATACGCTTACCCCATACGCTCGTTTACAATAGCCTGCGCTGCTCTGTAAGCGTCTGCCCCGTACTTGGCTGTGATATTCTCGCGGCGTTCTGGATTGCTGCCCCACTCGCCTCTAATAATCTCGTCTGCCAGTTCTTCGGCTGTTTTGCTCTTAATGGTAGAGCCTGCGCCCATAATCTCGTTTACGCGCGCCTGTGCTGCCTCATACGCTGCCTCTCCGTACTTCGCTGTGATATTCTCGCGGCGTTCTGGATTGCTGCCCCATACTCCGTTAATAATTTCCTGTGCCAGCTCTTCGGTGCTCTTACTTGGCTTTGCTGGTTCTGTCGCTCCTGCTCTCTGATTTACGATAGCCTGCGCTGCTTCGTATGCCTCTGCGCCGTACTGTGCTGTGATATTCTCGCGGCGTTCTGGGTTATTTCCCCATACTCCGTTAATAATCTCGTCTGCTAGTTCTTCGGTGCTCTTTCCTGCCGCTGGCTGTGGCTCTGCATTTCCTGTTACCACATTATCGTACTGTGTTAAGTTGTTACTGTCAATAACCGCCATAACATTTGTTACGTATGTAGGACTTGTGGCGTAGCCGCCCTCTTTAATGGCTGTAATAGCTGTACGTGCGTCTGTTACATTTACTGCGGCTGCGTAACGTGCGCTGCCTGTAATGAGGTCGTAATAGTCCTTTACGCTGTCTGCTGGTGTGTCGTACGCTCTAAATGCTGCTGTAATAGTTGTGTAATTAACATTGTCGTAGCACTCCTGCGTTTTTGAGCTAAACACTTTGCCGCCCCAGCTCGCAGTAGCCTTAATGCCGAAAAACGCATTAGCCTTAGTCATAAGGCTAGAGCCGCCCCAGCCTGTTTCTAACGCTGCCTGTCCGATACACACACTAGGAAGTACAAAGCCTGTGCCTGCGTCCTTTCTTCTTTTTGCCTCTGCCTGTGCAAGTGGTACGATTAACTGTAAAAATTCCTGTTTGTTCATAATGGTTTTACCTTTCTTTATAAGCCCGTGTTAATAGCTTTCTTGGGTAAAACTCTTTTGTATATTTCTTTAGTTAATCGCTTTTACTCTTTCTTACCTTTGCTCTGTAATACGTCGATAGCCTTAGTAATAGCCGCTGGCATAGGCACGCCCATAAGCCCCGCGTTTTCTACAATGCTTATAAGCTCGTTGGACATAAAGCCGATAATTACAGCCTCGCGTATGTAATCTACTCCTGTCGCAAGGTCTAAGCGGTATGCAATTAAGACGCATAACAAAATCATACCCTTTTTGCAAAGTCCCTTTGCTCCTGCTACACTCTTTAAGCTGCCGCTTTCTGTCTTTTTACTCTTGTGGAATACTCCCGCTACAATTACCCCGCTAATATAATCAATAATCATAAAAGCTACGAGTGTTGCAAGTGATGTAGTCCAACCGCCCAGCAAAGCAGCAATAGCCCCGCCGAGCGCTCCAATAGTTGCACAAATTTTTACTTTCATCTTTTCGCCTTTCCGCGCTGCCGCGCCTTTTATTTTTTCTTTCGTGCAACTCTTTTGTTAATCTCTTATGCTTCGGCGTCGTCCTCTTTTTCTGTGTAGTCGTCGCCTGTGATTTCCTTGTACTCTTCTGGTGTTAATTTCCCCTTGCCTACGAGGTTTTTAAGCATTTCCTCGTTATACCAGCCTGCTACGTAATAGCTCTTGTATCTCTTTGCCGCTTTACTCATTCTCTGCCGCCTCGCTTTCCGTATGCTCTGTGTCCTCTGCCGCCAGCGTTGGTAAGTCAATATCTGCCATAGTTGCTACATACTCGAGTAGCGCCGCCTGCTCCTGTACTGTTGCTTTTAAGCGCTCATTTTCTCGCTGCTCTTTAATGCTGGTTTTTAGCTTCTCAAAAATCATTATTTCGCCCCTTTCCATAGGTCTTTATAGTATTTATCCATTCTGTCGAGTAAGTGCGTGCTGTCGCCTTTTTCTGCGTGCACCCGCCAGCCTGCATAACATACGTTTACTTTCTCTTTTGTTATCTCGCCGCGCTTGCATTTATTAACAAGCCTTTGCAGCTTTTTACGCTCTCTTTTCACGTTGTCCGATTTAAGCAGCATTATTACTTTGCCTTTATCGTCCAGCTTAAAGTTAAAGCCTAAAAATGGTATACACTTACCTACGCTATATACGTGTGTTTTCTTCGGGTTAAACTCAAAGCCCATAACGCGTAAGTGCTTGTCTATCTCCTGCTTGCAGTATTCTAAGTACTGCGCGCTTTCGTGTAGTAGTATAAAGTCGTCCATATATCGTATATAGTACTTTATGTGCAATCGCTCTTTTATAAAATGGTCTATCGGACTTAAAACTGATATTCCCGCTATTTGTATCATTTGCGAACCAGGGTTATAGCCAATCTCTCCCGCGTACTGGTTTGTAAGTACTCGGTCGGCTCTTTGGTATATGTGCGGCTCTAGTCCTTTTCTAAAGGTTTGGCGTGCTGTCTCGTGCTGCATATTTGGATAATAGCCGTGTATGTCGCATTGTAATACGTTAAAATTCTTGCCGTACTTCCTATACATAGCCCTTAAGTACTTTTTAAGTGTCTCTCTGGCTAAGTCTGTGCCTTTTCCTTTCTGGCAGGCTACGTTAGTATTTATAAAGCCCTTTGTCATTTGCGGATATATCGCATTATCGTTTAAACTTCTCTGATATACTCTATCTCTAAAAGCTATGCTAACTATTTCTCTTTTCTTTGGCGCCATTATTGTAAACTGTACAGGCTTTCTCTCTTTGTATGTGCCCGTCTTAAGCTGCTCCTCTAGCTTAAGTGTTTCCTCTATCCCGTTTAAGTAGTAATGTGCTACGCTATCTTTCCAGATAACGCCTTTTCTGCATTTCTCCATTGAGTTATAGAGGGCGTCAAAGCCTATAATATTCTCTTCGATATTCTCTTTAATATCGTCATTCATTTTATAAGTCCCGCGACGTGTATAACGCGCAGCTCGCAAGCTGTTTGTATCGCCTCGGCGTTGTTTAGCCTTGCGGCTGGGTATTCGGCTCCTTGTGCAATTAAAATATAGTGCGCAGCTCCTACGGGGCTGCCGTGTGACTAATTGTATAACACAATCGGGCGCGCAGCGCATAGAGTTGTTCGCGTTGTTGTTGTTGACGTTGCCGCTCGAGTTCACGTACCACGTATTGTACGAGTTGCCACGATTAGCACTACGCAAGCGGACGTGCTGCGTTTAGCCTACAACCCTTTTATAGTATCGCCTTGCGGCGCTGCTATCTATTCTAGTTTTCCGTACCTCTTTGTGTCTCCTGCGTTCCAGTCTCTTAACGCTTGGCGTACTTCTATTGTCTTTTGTCCCCAGTACTTAACTCTTTTGCTTGTTAAGTGGTATAGAGGCTTAGCCATTTGTATAAATGCGAGTAAGTTATTGCACTCTCTGGCTGCCTCTTGCTGTAGCTTTTTACGCTCGAGCCAGTTACGCGGCTCGTCGCCTACTCTTATATTGTTTGCTGTCCACGCTTTCGTAAATATTTCTTTTGCCGTGTGTATGATGTCATTTGTTAATGCCGTCTGATACTCTGGCAGAAATATTTTAGGGTTCTTTGTAATTCTTATTGTATATACCGCTAAGTCGTTCGCCTTTATAAGTACGTCAAATTTTCCTTTACCTCTTTCGCTCTCGTTTACTGACACGTCGCGCTTGTCCTTTCTTTTATATTTTCGTTTTCCGCTTTGATAGCCCCGCCGAGGCGTCGGCAGGGCATTAGCGTTATTTTGCTACGGGTGCCCCCGTAATTGCACAAGCGGGCGCGCAGCGCATAGAGTGGTCCGCGCCGCTGCCGCTGACGTTGCCGCTCGAGTTCACGTACCACGTATTGCACGAGTAGCCACGATTAGCACTACGCAAGCGGACGCGCTGCGCTGAATTGTGGTTCTCTATAGCGTATGTAATCATTTCTGGGTATGTCTGCCATTGTGCGCAAGGTGTTGTACGCCCGCTGGCTCTCTTCCAGTATTCCCAGTAGTCGCCCTCGCCGCTTGCCTGTGGCGCGCAATACATTTGTTCCATACTCGGTAAAAAGATTTTATCGTATGTAATCTCTGTTGCTGTGTTCTTGTCTGGCTCGCTTATGGTGTTCGGTACTGTTACAATTTTGATAGGAGTTAAGCAGCTTAAAAAGTCGTCGTCGAACCCTGTTAAAAAGCCTGCCTTTGTCGTAAGCTCCGCGGGCTTAACGTCGCCCTTATGCTGTGCCGTCCACCAAGCATTTACTCCCGCCTTGCTGTTAAGCCACTGTCTCATAGCGCTATGGCTCCAACGATTATAACCATATCTACAGATATTGCCGCTCGTGTCTTTAATGGCGCTGTGGTAATATGTTGTGCCCGCAGGAATAGCGCCGCCTGTCGTTACAGTCGCAAGGCTAAAGCTGCCGTCGCTGTTTTTTGTGTAATAATTGTAATCTGCGCTAAAGGTTGCCTCTGTTGCTATTTCTGCCTCTGGCGCGTCATACTGTACCCCGAACGGCGTACAGTAGTGCCATTGTAAAAACATAGCGTTTGTGGTTTCGCCGTCCTTAAGCTCTACGTCTCCAAAATGTACGACGTCCATAACTGCCGCGTATGTTACATTTGTTGCCTTATCCGTCCAAGGTACTGTAATCTGGTCGCCTACTGTAAATACTTCTTTTTCTTTTTTACCCTCTACGATAGCCTTTACCTGTTTCATAGTAACGAGGTCTGCGGCTGTAAAGCCTGCAATCGCTCGCAGGCTCGCCGCTATGTCTTTCATAGTTGTATCGCGTGGTAAATCAATGCTTTGTACTGCCATTATTGCCCTCTCTTTCTTACTGCTCGTTATACATAAATGTTACTGCGCCGTCGCTGCCTACAAGCAAATTGTAGTTCCTGTCGGTGTAGACTGCTGCCGCCGCGTCCTGCGCCGTCTTTGCCGCTGCCGTCGCTGCGTTGGCTGCGTTGTTCGCGTTTGTGGTTGCCGTGTTCGCGTTTCCTGCTGCCCCGTTTGCTGCGCTCGTGGCGTTTTTCGCGTTTTCTGTTTCTCTCTTTGCGTTTGTGGTTGCTTCGTCGGCTGCTTTTTTCGCTGTATCTGCCGCACTTGCCGCGTTATTTGCTGCCGTCGCTGCTTTATTAGCTGCGCTTGCTGCGCTCTTGGCGTTGCTCGTAGCCGTGTTTGCGTTACCTGTGGCTGTGTTGGCATTGTCTGTAGCTTTTTCGGTTGCTGTCCTTGCTGCCTGTGTGCTGTCCCTTGCCTGTTCCGTCTCTATAATTAATTTTGTTAAACTCGTGCTCTCGTCCGTGCTCTCTGCATCGTCTGTATATACGCTCTCTGCGATTTTAGTATAATATGTCGCACTTACCAGTACGCTAGAGCCGCTGTATAACTGTATTTCTGCGAAGCCTGTGCCTGCTGCTGCTAACATCTGCTGTGTGTATGTTACTATTACTTTGTTATTGCTTATTGTGCAGTCGTTAATTACCTTATTCCCGTCTGGCTTATAGTATTTTACACGCGCTTTTACTCCGCTCGGTATTGTGTATACGGCGTTGTTCTGTAGTAGCGTTACCTCTACTTGTCGGCTGGATATTTCGCCCTGCTTGGCTATAATGTACTCAAACGGCGGCGTGCTGTCTATCGGTACTTTTATGCTCTGTGTGTTCATAATAGCCATTGTTAATTACTCCTTTCGCTTATTTACTTATAAGCTCCTTATTTGCGCAGTCCCTTATATCGGACAGGCAGGCGCTTACTATTACGTCTGTAATGTACGCTGGCAGCCCGTAGGCTCTCTGTACTTCCAGTATTGCAAGTGTCATATCTCCGCGGGCGGCTGTAAGCAGCTCTGCGCTAATTGTCGGCGCTTTTGGTTCTGCCTGCTGCTCTTCCTGTAATGTTTCTTTTGTTTCCCGCTTTTCTTCCTGTGGCATTTTCTTTTACCCCCTTATAGCCGCCTGCATAGCTGCTAGTGCCTCTGTTGTTAATAACTGCATACTCTCTGTAGTGTTTGTCGGCTGCTCTTCTGTTTTGGGTTTGTCGCCCGTTGGTATAATTAAGTTGTCGCGCCTGTTTTCTTCTTTTGCTGTTGCCATATTACGCCTCTCTTTCTAAATACTGCTGCTGCCCTCTGGTACTCCTGTTATTGCCCCGTCTCGTACTGTTATGCTCGAGGTTGTCCAGCCTATAGTACCGTTGCCGTTGTCGTGTATCTCTGTTATTATGCTTACTCTTTTGTTATCCGCTACTGTATAGCCGTTTGCGCTACTATTTTTGTGATTTGCGCCGTTTATCTCGAACCCGTGCGCGTACAACTTAGCCCCTAAATGTAAGCCCTCATCTGTGTATATACTGTTTGCTCTGGAATAGCATAATACAGTAGTATAGCTGCCGCTTTGTGCCTCTGCTTGTCTAGCCCACGCCATATACTTACCTTGATACTCCAAATCAAATACTAAGCCCTTATGCGCATTGTTGCCGCTCCATTGGTTCGTGCCTATACAGCCGACGTAATAATTATCTCGCCAAAATCTATTACCGACTTCATCGAAGCGGCTACGGAGGTGCTCCGCGTCCACTTTGCCGTTATAAATATTTATTTCGCCTGCTTTTAGCTGTACATATTTACTACTGTTGTTAAATGCTACTATTACGTTGTTGTAATACTGTGTTATGTAGCTGCCTACGTTATCTTTTGTTACGCAGCTCGTAATATTGTCTGCATTTACCTTTATGGACGCTTTTAACTCTTTTTCTGCGTCCTGTGCCCTTTTAACCTCTGCTGTAATGTTATCTGCATTTACTGTAAGCTGCGCCTCTGCGTAATCTCGTAGCAGCCCCAACACTTCCACGTCTTTAATTAATACTGTTGTGCCCGATACTGTCGCATAAAAGTATATATAGCCGTCGTAGTCGCTGCTTAACTCTATATCGCGCTCGAATGTTGTCCACTCGTCCGATTTTAGCGCCCCTGCTGCCGTCGTTGCTGTTGTCTTAAAGCTGCATTGTACGCGTGCTGTATTCTCCTGCCCTGCTATGGTCGCCGCTTTATAACGTACCCTGTAAGTGCCTGCGGGCGTTTTCTTTGTATCGCAGCGTATGTAACTGCTATAATTTGCGCTTGCTTTTACTATTTTCGCATATTTTCCAAGCGTTGTACTGCTTTCTATTACATTGTTTGCCGAGCTTGCGTACCACGGCGCGCTTAAATCGTCCGTAAAGGCTGCTGCGTAATTGTGCATAGCTGTTTCGCTTATTTTCTTACACAATAGCGTAATCTCTTCGGCTGTCGTTTGTATCTTGCTTAAGCTGTCCTCGTACGCCTTATTTGCGGCGTCGTCTGCGTGTTTTGTTACTGCGTTCCTGTATTCCACGTCTAGCGCCTCTGCGTATACTGTGCCTGCTTTAAGTATTGTGCCCGTTAGTTCCGCCGTAATAAAGTTTGCTACTATTTGCCCGTCTGCTGTTATTGCTGTAGTAAATTTGCCGTTTACTCCTGTACTGCTGTGTCCCAGTCCTGCAAGGTTCCAGCGCCAGACATTTTTAGCCTTGCTAAGTTCTGGCTGGTCTAATATATAAATCTCCTGCGGGTTTTTCTCTGGGTAAAGCACCACATAGCCGCCGCTGTTTCCTGTTATGGCTGCCGTAACGTCTACTATCGTCTGCTCTATCTGCTTTTTTATCTGCTCGGCTCGTGTCTGGTTCTTTTTTATGCTCTCTGTTACTTCCTGCTGCGTCGCTGTAAGCTGCTTAGTTAAGTTTGTGCGTACGCTGCCTATTTCCATAGTGTCGTAGTGCTCTTTTAAGCTGTCATACTTCGCTTTTACTATTTTTGCTGTAGCTTCTATTTGCAGCTTATCTATGCGTACTGTTACTGTATCGCATAGCGCGACGCTTTCCATAACCTGTATGTTTTTATAATCCTTTGTCTTTTTAAGCTGTGCGTACGATAGTGTAATATTAATATCTGGCTCGGTGCTTATTTTTTCTAAGTATGCCTCTGCTTTCGCTCTTAACATATCCTCGGTTATAATCGTGCCGCTTTCCCATTCGCTGCTAAAGTCCACTATCTCGCAGCGCTTATATGCGTAATCTGCTGCGCCTGCGTGTACTAGTGTCTTTTCTTTTAAGCTTACGTATACCTCGCTTTCTTCGCCCTCTGGCGTGTACTTTGCATATGGGAATATAGCCGTTACTATATTTGCTATGTTACGCTCTTGCTTTGCGTCGGTTAGGTTTTTGCCGTATTCGATTGTTACGCCGTTGTCTGTGCCTCTCGCTTTTAATAGCTCTATTCTGTAGTTATTAAAGTGATATTCGCCGCCCCACGTATCTAATATACTGCCCTCTACGCCGCCGAGTGCCTTACGTACGCTCACCACGTCCGCTATGCTCGTTTTGTTTACTGTTGTAATGTCGCTTGCTGCTGTGTATTTGTGTTTAAATACTGCTGCCGCAAGCAACCTATTAAGCGCCTGCTCTGCATTTACTCCGCTTATGCTAAACCGTTCTACAGGGTTGCCCGTGAGCTCGTAGCTTATGTGCTCTGCGTTCCACGTTGTATTACTGCCTATCTGTTTGCCGCTTTTGTAAATTCTAAAAAGCTGTGGCTCGTCTGTGTCGTTTGCCTTTGCTTTAATAATAGCGTCCTCTGCTATATATTCCGCTAAGTGTCCTTTTGCTGGGTATACAAGCGTCGCCTCGTATGCCCCGTTTCTCTCTTCTGTTACTGTGCAGCTTACCGCGTCTGTAAGTAAGCCTATACCATTTGTTGTAAAGTCTGTCTCGCTGGCAGCGTATAAAATCGGTATCATAGTTTGCACCAGCGCGGTACTATTTCGATTTTTGTTACATTACCCGCCCAGCTTATGTTATTGTCTCCTGCTGCCAGCTTAGGAAACGCCCCCACAAGCATTTTATTATTCTGTAATGTATCGCCCTTGTACGCGTTCATATTTTCGCTGTCCACCTCTATATATCCGTCTATATTTTTAAAGCCGTGCGCGCGATTGTTTATATAGAGTGTTACGTTACCGCTGCCGTATATCTTCATATATGGCGTTGCTGTAAAGCCCTCTGGGTTTGTAATCGTGGCTGCTTTTGTTATCGTTATTGTTTCGTCTCCCTTTAGTGCTCTTTTATATGCCTTGCACGTAAACTGTATCTCTATTTGTCCCAGCAAGCGCTTAGCAAGCTCTGACACGCTCGCCCCGCTGCTTACATATGCAAGCGTGTAATAGTCTCTGTCGTAAGTATCATAGAGCTTTTTATACTCTATGCCGCTGCCGTAGAGCCAAGCGTAAAGCCTGCGGGCGTGTTCCTCTAAGTCCAGCTTAAAGGCGTCTATATCCACGCAGCATACGTATTTACGCACATAATCGTTAAATTGTTGGTTGTCCAGCTCGTCTATGCGATTGTCTACTACAAAATTGCCGCGCGCTGGTACGTTTATAGTCTCTATTACAGGCTCGGCGGCGTTGTCCGCGCCGCTCTGCTCCATAATAAAAAGCCCCATATCGAGGGAATTAACGCCGTTGTATGTAAAGCTATTAGCTGTATTGTAATAATTACTAAGCATATACTCTGTCGTCCCTCTCTTTCATTTCTTCCGCAGTCTCTAACATTTCCTCTGTAAGCTCTCTTATGTCTGTATCTCTGTTGTTTTCAAAATGTTCTATATTTACGTTAATCTCGTTTGTGATTTGCTGCGCCCTGCCGCCTTTTGCGGTGTCTATAGCTGTGTTTCTCGCAGTATTTGTTAGCGGCGTTACTACAGCTTTGCCGTTTACCATTTGTACGAGCTCTGGTCCCGCCTCTGCTACCATAGCGCCGCCGTTTCCGATAATACCGCCGTGCGCAAGCCTTGGCAGGCTTAAATTACTCATTTTGCCAATGCTTACCCCTGGTATTTTGTTTATAAGATTAATAGCTCCGTTTATAAGTCCTATAGCTCCGTTTATGGTGTTTTCTATAATGCTAATTACGCCATTAATACCAGCTTTAACGCTGCCGCTTATTGCGTTTGCTATTGATGTACCTAAGCTCGTAAAAGTATTTTTTATCGAGCTCCATAACCCGCTAAAAAACGAGGTAAAATTAGAAAATACGCCTTGTATAGCGCTCCAAGCTGCCCCGAAAGTATCTCTAAAGAACGAACCGACAGCCGAAAAGATACGCTTTACGCTATCCCATAATGTACTAAAGAAATTTGCAAAGCCCGCAAATATGCTTTTAATTCCGTCCCACGCGCCTTTAAAGTCTCCTGTGAGCACGTCTTTTACGACGCTGAATACTGTTTTTATAGCGTTCCATACAGCGGCAAAGTAAGCCGCTACAACGTCCCAGACTGCTTTAATAATCTCCCACGCATTACGAAAGAATGAGCCCAGTACTTCGCCTACAGCCGAGAACACTACTTTTATGTTTTCCCAGATGAGCGTAAAGTAAAGTACTGCTACGTCCCATACGCCTTTAATGTATTCCCACGCAACCGAGAAAAAACCGCCCAGTACTTCGCCAACTACCGAGAATATAACTTTTATATTCTCCCACAACATAGAAAAGTACGGCTCTACTAAGTCCCAGACTGCTTTAATAATCTCCCAGCAATCGCTAAATATCTGGGCTATGTCTGCGCCTAGCTGTTGCAAAAAAGCAAAGGCAGCCTGTAGGTATGGCTCTATAAAGCTCCATATCTCTTGTATCTTATCCCAGATAGTGCCTATAACGCCCTTTATTACCTCAATAGCTCCACCTATAAACTCTTTTACATTCTCAAAAATTTCGTTTACTGCGTCTCTAAACCATTCGCATTTATTATATAGCGTTATAAATATTGCTATTAGCGCCGCTATTGCCGCTATGACTAATATAATGGGGTTTGCTGCAAGCACGGCATTTACTGCTGTTATTGCAGTCTGTAGCGTCTTAATTACGTTTATCATAGTTGATATAACGCCCGCTACTTTTCTTATAATTAGCAGCGCGGGGGCTATTGCTGCAACTATCATTACTATTGTCGCTATCATTTCTTTTTGATTGTCGCTTAGCCCTCTAAACCATTCTGTAGCGCTCTGTACTGTGCTTGTTACTTTTTCTATCGCTGGCTGTAATGCCGATAACGCAGTACCCGCTAAGTCGCTGCCTGCAAGTTTTAAGTTGTTAAGCATTACTTTAGCGTTGTCCCACGGGTCTAATGTGCTCTCGTATGTATCTTGTACTGTAGTGCTGTAGTCCTCGAGTGAGCCGCCTAAGTCGTCTACGCTTAGCTTGCCCTCTCTTATAGCCTGTGCCATTTCTGCAAAGCCCTTAGAGCCAAAAGTCTCTTGTGCGATACTTAACGCCTCCGTCTCTGTGCTTGCGTTTTTAATGCTGTCTATTGTCTTTTGTAGTGCTTGGTCTGTGCTTAAGCCCTCTGCTGTATAATTCTTTACAGCTTTCTTTAAGCCTGCCATAGCTGTAGTAGCGTCTACGCCGTTATTTTCAAACATAGCAAGCAAGTTTACGCTTTCTGTAATGCCTAGCCCCATTTCTTTTAAGGTGCTGCCATTCTGCATTAACGAGCTCTCTAATGTGTCCATAGATAGCCCCGTATCTTGTCCTACTTTTGTTAGCAGTCCTAATACGTTGCCCGCCTGTCCTGCGTCTACATTGAATTTATTTAAGATTGTATCTACATTGTCAATGCTGCTATTTAAGTCTGTCCCGTTTATTTCCGCAAATTCGATAAACTGCTTTGATAAGCTCTCTAACTCGTCGCCTGTAAGCTGGAAACGTGTATTAACCTCTCCTATTGCTGTGCCTGCCGTCTCTGCGTCTGTCGGTATATCCTTAAAAATGTTGTTCATACGCTTGTTGAGGTCGTCTAACGCCTCGCCCGTAGCGCCTGTTTTGGTTATAATTATGTCGTAGCCGTCGTCTAAGTTCATAGCAGCAGCTACGGCTCCTGTGCCTACCGCTGCCGCTGTTGCCGATAAAGGCGCCATAGCTTTAGCTGCTTTGCCCGCTTTATCCTCTACTGTATCGAACGCTTTCGCTGCCGTGTCAATTTTGCTTACGCTCTTTGCTGTCTCTTCGGCTGCCTTTCCTGTGTTTTCAAACTCTTTATTACTTTCCTCTGCCTGTTTTTCCAAGTCGCCGAGTTTGATTTCTGTAGAGGCTATCTCTCTTTGTAGTGCTCTGTACTGTTCCTCTGATACTTCGCCATTTTCAAATTGTTCTTGTACCTGTTTTTCTGCCTCTTTTAAGGTTTCTAACTTCTCTTTTGTACTTCCTATAGCCTCTTTTAATATCTTCTGTTTCTGGGCT